TGGCGCGCAGGGATGCCGTAGTTCGCCCAGAACGGGGACTCGCCCAGGCCGAGCTTGAGGCACTGGATGAGAGTCGTCAGCCACACGTAGTCGTCGAACCCGTTGGCGTCGGTCGACACCTGTACCCAGGTCTTCGACCCGTCCCGGTTCGTGATGCGGCCGTAGGTGCGCACGCTCAGGTCCCCGCGGTCGGCGCCAGGACGTCCTGCTCGGTGTCTCCGCGGCTGTCCACGCCCTGCTTGTGCGTGTGCGTCTGCAGGCCCACCTGGTCGCCGGTCCCGAAACCCGCGATGACGTTGCCCGACGTCTGGATCGCGCCCGTGTACGTCCCTCCGGGGTGCGCCTGGATGGTCCCGCCGAGAAGAAGATTTCCGGTCACCGCGAGGTCCCCCGTGATCGCCACTTGGTCGCCAGCCGGAAGTGTTATCACGATTCCCGTCGGCGTCAGCGTGAGCGTCGTCTTCTTGCCGGCGTCGCGCAGGACGACCCCGTCGGGCCCGTAGATCACCACCGCGTTCGGGTCCTCGCTCGCCGACCAGTTCTTGCTCGCCACCGGGACGAACACGAGCGCGGAGAGGTTCGCGGGCGTGGTGAGGTCGGCCGTGCCGTGCCCGAGCCCGTCGACGCCCCCGAGATCCGCGTCGGCCGGCATCACCATGCCGGTGTCGCCGACCTGGATGGGGATGCGCACGTACTGCCACACGAGGGCCGGAATGGTGACCTTGGGCAGCGTGAAGAGGCTCTGGACCTCGAACTTGACGGTGACGATCGAGCCGTTCACCGCCGTCACGCTCGCCGGCAGCGCCTTGCCGAGCAACTGAATCGCGTCGAGCGCGCGGCGCTGCGCGAACAGGTTCATCGAGCGGACGAACGGGACCTTCTGTGCGTTGTCGGCCATCGGATCAATCCCCCTGCCCGACGCCGCCGTTCTGCGCCGCGTCGATCACCGTCACCCAGGAGGCCGCGTCGGGCTGGCGCGAGTGGCCGACGTGGCGGAGCTGGATGATGGTGAACGTGCCCTGGAACGCGCTCGACGCGCGGAACTGAGGGAACGATTGAGCGGTCACCGTCGCCTGGGAGGGCGGGAGCGTGATCTGACCTCCCACCTGGAGGTCGCCGCGCATGACCACCTTGGCCTGGACGGTCTGAAGACCGAGCCAGGTCGGCTGGCCGATCAGGTCGGAGAACGCGATCGCGGTGGGCTGCTGCGCGTTCCCGCCCGACTGCTGCGTGCCGTCGTACACGCTGATCGTCGTCCCCGACACGGTCATGTTGACGCCGATGTAGGACGGAGAGTTGTTCAGCTTCTGGCTGAGGTCCTTGATGTAACTCGCGTACTGACCCATCGTCTCGTAGTAGCCGACGTCGTCCCTCGGCAGCGAGAGGTTCGCGCCGACGTTGACGTTGACCGTGTAGCCCGGGAACGCGGCACGCAGCGTCGACGAGATCGCGTTCGACAGCGGCGTTCCCTGCACCCAGTTGTGGACGAGGTTCGCGGCCTGGCCGCCGGGGGGCGCGCCCTGGCCGACCGCCTGCGCGCTCGAGCCCCCCGGCGTGCCGAACGGCGGCGCGATAATCAGGTCGAGCGTCTGGTCGGTCCCGATCCAGTTGCCGAACGCCGGGTAAATCGTCCCCTGTACGAGGATGCCGGCCTGCGCGGGGTTCGCGAGCGGGAGCCCCTTCGCCATGCCGCCGTAGATTTTCACCGACTTGTTGTTCAGGTCCTTGGTCTGAGCGATCTGCTGGAGCGGGACGCCCCACACCCGCGCCCAGGCTGCGCCCACCGGGGTGGCGTACGGCGCCACGGGGATGTCGAGCTCCACCTGAAGGGCCGCGGGGTTCGTCGAGCCGTCCGCGTTGAGGCTCGTGAAGACCGTGCCGCCGTTGTCGATGTCGATCTTGTAGTAGCGCATGTCACCACACGCTCCGTTCGTGCCGCGTCACGGGTTCACCTCGAACTGTCCGTTGCGGAACGCGAGCGTCGAGGTCTGGAAGTAGCCGGCAGCGAGGTTGATCGTGTAGGACGCCTGGCCGATCGTCGTGGCCTCGCCGGGGTCGGGCGACAGCGGGTACGTGAACGTGAGCGCGTCGACCACGAACGCGTCGACGTCGCCGTTGTAGGCGTCGGGCGAGTTGCCGCTCAGCGTCAGCGGCACCGTCGCGAGCAGGTCGAGCTTGTGGGGGTTCGACGCCACCGCGGTCACCGTGCCGTTCGCCCAGGTCAGGGACTGGAGCACCACGCCGGCCGGCGAGGCGATCAGCGGCAGCGTGAACACCGGAACGCCGGCCGAGGTCGCGAGGTTCAGGTACCAGCGCGCGCCGAAAATGTTCCAGGTCACGACCGCCGAATACTGCGCACCGTCCAGCGTCGGCAGGAAGGTCACCGGCCCCTGCGGCGTCGGGGCGAAAGGAAAGAACGTAGTCACGGCGCCCCCGTGGTGAAGCTCGGCTCGGCGACCGTCGAGCCCGAGAGGTTCGCCGCCGACGGCGCGACGTTCGGCGTCATGAGGCTGGGCGGCAAGCCGACCGAGGGGTTGAGCCCCGACCACGTGGGCTGACCGTTGATCTGCGTGCCGGCCGTGATCTTGCTCATGAGGGAGTTCTGCGCGGCGGCCGCGGCCGCCAGCGACAGCAGCGGCTGCTCGAAGTCGAGCTGCCACGCCATCTGGACCTGTTTCGACGCCGCCGGGGTCACGTCGAACATCTCGCGCAGGAGGCAGTCGGTGTAGAAATAGGACGGGGTCGCCACCGTGTAGGTCCCGCCCGCCGCGTTGTGCTGCTTGAGCGACGCGGCCAGGGCCGTCATCGTCGCGAGCTTGGTCGCGTACCCGCCGTCGCCGCGCGCCGGCGCGAACATGATGAGCGAGACGTTGAGCGGCTTCCCGATCACCGCGTTCGCCGCGGTCTGCTGGTTGGCGTAGGGGTAATGGCCCACGTCCTGGCTGATGAGGCGCGCCCCCGGGAGCGGCTCGAAGGCCGAGAAGAAGTCGTCGAGGTCGTCGTCGTCGCTCCCGCCGAGGAGGCCGAACGCGAAGCTCACCGCCTGGGTGAGCGCGATCAGCGGCAGCATGCCGCCGGGGATGAAGCTCGCGACGCCGCCGGTCAGGATCACCGGACAGTTCTGGAACGTGAGCTTGAAGGCGATGGCGCCGGGGCTGAGGCTCATTGCGGGATCTGGCTCGCGCTGACGACGGCGTTCCCGCCGGTGTTGTTCGTGATCTCGACTTTCGCGTTGTAGCCCGTCATCGCGTGGGCCCGCGAGAGATAACCCTGCGTCTCGCCCGGCAGCACCGCCGGGTTGTCGCCGGCCGCGCGGAATCGGTTGGCGCCGCCCGGGCCGGCGTTGTAGGCGGCCAGGATTTCGTCGACGTTGCCGTGGTAGCGCCGCACGAGGTCGCGCAGGACCGCGCGCGCGGCCTGTTCGTTGTAGGCGGGGTCCGTGAGCCGGTTGGGGTCGAACCCGTACTGACGAGCCGTTCCCGGCATGATCTGGTAACGGCCGATCGCGCCGGCCGGCGACACCGCCGCGTCGCCGCTGCGCTCTAGCCCGCGCACCATGCCGAGGAGCTGGTCCTCGTTGAGCGGCCCGCCGGCCCCGCCGATGCCGATCGCCCGGGCGATACGCATCGAGATCGGCTCGTCGACCCCGGTGGCGCTGCCGGTTCGCGTCCGCGGGGGCGTCGTCGCGGTGGCTCCCGGGGCGATCCACCGCGCTACCCGCCCCACCGCGCTCGCCAGCACGCCGACCCCGTCGACGAACTGCTTCACGTCCGCCTGGAATTGGTCGGAACCGACGTATTGGGCTGCTTTCTCAAGACCTTCCCCGAATTGGCTGATGAGAGTCTTCAACTTGTCGCTGCCGAGCAGCGTGCTGATCGTTCGCTCAACCGAGCCGGACAGCTTTTCGAGCGGGCCCGCGAGCCCGACGAGGGTACGAACAAACGTGTTTTCAATGCGATCCCCGGCGCGGCTCATCTGGGTCGCGAAGTCCTGCCAAGCCCTCGTCGTGCTCGGGTCGAGCGCCAGGCGCTCCACGTCGCCCCTGTAACGTCTCTCCTGCGTCTTGCGCTCCTCCGGGGTGGCCGACAAGTAGCGCGTCACGTCCTGGACGCTGAACAGCTCGTCGAGGTTGAGGGCGCGCAGGCGGGCGCCGAGCAGCTGCTGGGGCACGCCGCCGAACAGCGCGGGAAGGCGGCGCAGCAGGTCGACCGACACCTCGGCCGCGTCCTTGCGCTGCAGCGCGCGCGGGTCGAGGCCGGCCGCGAGGAGACCGACGTAGGACCGGCTCGTCACGTCGCGCAGCGCGCCCGACACGCCGCCGAGAACCTGCGTAGGCTCGACGAAC